CTTGTATGGCTCCTGAATGCTATATTGCTGACAGTGCAGAGTTTATGCTTCACACTGCTCATTATGGTAGTATCGGGACTGTTCCCAATGTCAAAGGACAAACAGACTTCGCAACAAGACAAATCAATAAACTCTTAGACATCTGCTATGCAGGTTTCTTGACACCTAAAGAGCTTGATGAGCTGAAGAATGGTAGGGAGTTCTGGTTTGATGCTGAAGAATCTCGTGAGAGGATGCTGAAGCGTCAGATTCATCTGCTTAAAGGCATGAAGAAGGCTGCTAGGAAGCCTAAGAAAGTATAGACGTAAAAAAGCCCCTTCAGAGGTGACTCTGTTGGGGCTTCTTTGTTTTCAATGCTGCTTATAATCTTGAAATAGAGCTAGAATAGCTGCTATAGATCCAACAGTCCACAGAATAGGTTTAGCTAGTTTAGCAATCCACTCTAAGACTGTAAATGCTCCAGAGGCAGCATTGAAAGCACTTACCATACCTTCTGTGTCTTGAGCTACTTTATCAACTTTAGCTTCTACTTTACATAGTCTTTCATATATTTCAGCATGTGAAACTTCTTTGTTAATATCGTCACTCATTTAGACCTCATGAATAATGCTTGTTCATCTTTTCTACGTTTAACCAATCCTGGTAACTCTCTACCTCCTGCTTTAGTCCACTTCATGAACTCTTGAGCAGCCCCTTCAAAGTCACCTCTATTGATCTTCATCCTAATGCTTGATCTCTGGAAATTACCTAAGCCTACATTGAAGGCAAAGCTTACACAAGCATCGAAAGCACTTTGCTTATTAACAAGAGCAGGAGCAAGTCTAAGTACACCATTCTCAAATGATTCAAGATCTTTAGACAAAATAGCATCAACTTCCTCCTTGCTTAGAGTTCTGTCCCATCCAGCAGGAATAGGTAATTCTTTACGCTGCTCAATAGGAACTCTAATGTGACTCTGGTCAATAACATGTCCTACACCAACTGTCCAGAGCAGTGCAGGACACCTATAAGGCTTATATCGAACACCTTCATGGTGTTTAATCATCTCAATGCACTGCTCTGATACCTTCATACTGTCACTTCTTAAAAGATTGAGTACCGAACCAGAAGGCAATAATGCTGGAGAAGATCAGAGCAGTTTCCTCATCCCATAGGACATCTAATGCCTCATGGAAGGGAACACCAGTGTAGTAAGCATACCAACATCCATAGATATTGATGAACATGAGCATAGCAAACATACCATAGGTAATGACAGGACGCACACTAGCCCTTAAGTTAATCACCCATGTACTAGCACCTTTACCAATCTCAATGTCATGGTTATACAAGGCTTCACGTTCCTGCACAGCAGTCTGCATCTGTACCTGATCTGTACGAATCTCCTCCACCCGTACCTGAGCAGCTAATCCCTTCTCAGCCAATGTAAGTTCTCTCTCGATCTGCATACGAGATAATTCAATCTCATGAGACTTATCAGCCCTATCTTGAAAGAAATCAAGTAGTTTAGGTAAGCCTCCCATCAAGAAAGATACAATAGTTGATAATAGAGTTAACATTTTAATTCCTATTTTGTACTAATTCTACTGTCACTAATCCTAACCATGCAGCAATACCTAATGATATAGTCAGTATGATTCCATAGAAGACATTCTCAACGAACTTCCTCCTACGTTTCAACTGAGCTTTAATCATTTCAGAACGTTCTTCCCTGATCTTCCTGCGTAGGTATATAAGCTCTTTCCAAGCATCTAAACCATACACAAGAGTAATCATCTCCCTGAGTTGATTGTTCTGTTTCTGTATTGCTTTCTCCTGAGCGAAGATGTCCATAGCTTCCTGCTCAACAGACTTACTGTGTAGAATCTTTTTGAATAGAGGAGGGTTCTTGGATCTCTCAGCAGAAGCAGTGAAGTCTGCCACTGCTGTATACCATTTACCCATCTGTCCTACGACATCCTCTATTTCTCGTCCAGCTTCTACCAGTGCTTTTACACCCTTGAATGCTACTGAGGCTGCTGTAAAAGCTTCTAAGATCATGATTACCTGCCAGTGTTAAATCGTTGAATTTCTCTTGTTAGGGCTTCAACGTCCCTTTCAAGCCTACCTCTAACTACTGGATCTGTAGTATTCTGAAGATTTTCCTGTGTCTTAGCTAATTCAGTGTTCAAAATCAATCCACGATCTTTCATTCTAGAATCTTCAGTTTTCTGGTTAAACTCAGCAGGAATAATAAAATCTTCTGTTGCTGGTAAATTAGTAGGCTGCATCTGCTGTGTTTGATCCTGAGGAACTTTAAATTCTTCAGGAATATTGAACTCTTCAGGAACATTCATCTGAGCTTCAGGAGATTGTCCTTGTGCTGTTTCAGTAACATTAGAAGCAGCTGTTCCAACAGCCATCCAAGAAGGAAGTTTAGGAGAAGTATTAGCTGTTTGAGTCAATGCTTCAAGTGTTTTCCTACTTCCTGGACTAAGCTTGGCTGTTTTAAGGAATTCTGCACCTTGAGGGGTTAGTAAGGTTTTCATGGCTAAATCATTAGACACTACACCTTTCCTAAACGCTCCAAATGCATCGCCAACAAGCTGAGTAATCTTAGCCCCTTGGTAGCCTGCCGGAGTAGCGCCTACAACAGCAGAAGCTTCCCTAGTAAGTCCTGTAATATCTGCACCATCTACAGGCTGACCAGTACGAACCCTACGAGTAAAGACTAAAGCATCTTCCATTCGTTTGGTAAAATCAGATGTTTTTTGCCCTAAAGCAGCAGCTACAGCATCCTTTTCTACAGTAGACATCTTAGCCCAGTCCTGAGACATGCGGGCTAAGTTAAGCCCAGGTAAACCATCAGGAAGAACATCTTGGTACTTCGTAGTGAACTCAGACCACACACGACTATCAAGATTCTTCAATGCCTCAGGTTCTGTATTTTCAATATAAGACCTGAATGTTGCTCTCTGTGTAGGAGTAGCTGTCTTATACTGAGCGTACAGATCTTCAAAGTTAATCTCAGATAATCTCTTATCCTTTAACCATGCAGGAAGACCTTGAGAAATAGCATCCGCATACGCATTCGAAGCATCTGAAATTTCCTTGCGGGCTTTTATAAGCATACCAAGAGCTACTTTATCATTACCTGTTGCAGCTTTCAAAGCATTAGCTAAATCATCCTTCATACCTCCAAAAATAGCTGAACTGATAATCTTTTCATCAGAGATAGCTAAATCTTTAATTAAACTATCGCCTTGAGAAGCTTTCTTACCAAACTCAGATAATACGCTTTGGACTTGCTCAGGAGTAAGTAACTCAGGAGCTGTCTTATAGTTTACTGTTGTTCCTGCTGTACGAGGAAGTTGATAAGTTCCTTCTGTGGAGACAGGGCGCAGCATACCTGTAGCATCTCGTTCCATTGTCACTGCTGTACGAGTAGCAGTTCCTCCAACAGCTCCTGGAATAGTGGCTGTTTTAGTGGGTTGTAAAGACTCACGGATACTTTGCAGAACCTCAGTTGCCCTGACAGCATTAGGTGTTTTCTGAGCAGAGTAGCGACCAATCAGCTCATCGATCTTGGTTAATGTCTGCTTAGGATCAACAAGTTGTCGTCCTTCACCATAACCAAAAGCTTTAGTGAAAGCAGAATCACCAGCAACTTTACGTGCTTCAGACAACCCAGCTAACTTATTTTGAACTCCTAAAGCAGAACCAACTGCTGCTTGTTCTTCGGTAATCTTAGATGCTGCTGGAGTTAATCCAGAAACACCTCTAACAGAAGCTTCACGCTGTAAGGTATTGAACAGTTCAGCATACTTAGGATCACGCTCTAATTTAGCAATCTGAGCAGCAATCTCAGCATTAGGACTTCCCTGTCCTTTGAGCATTAAAGTGCTAAAGAAGTTTTGCTCTTGTTCGGGTAGCTTGCTAAGAAGTTCTTTTGTTTGTCTATTCTTTAACCAATCACGAACACCTGTAACACCTAACTTAGTTAATTGAGCAAGACCAGTAACACCAACAGCAACATCAGGAGCATTGTAAGCTAAACTAGCTTCTTGAGAAGTTGCTTCAGTAGGAATACCCGCTGCTGTCAGTATACGTTCTCTTAAAGTAGGTACTGGGTTTAAAGGATTAGCTACTGCGTTATAACCTGAAATAACAATATCAGGCAATCCTGTTAAAAGACCAACAGCCGTAGAAGCAATACCTGCTCCAATCTCTCCAATACCTCCTGTAGCCCTTAACTGAGCCGTAAGACGTTCATCCTGAGTAGAATAACGATCAATGGCTGCTTTGTCATTATCAGCATAAGCTTTACGAAGCTTTCTAGCATTATCTTGTAATGCAGTGATAAGTTTCTGTCTAGCTTCTTCGCGGGTTGTAGGACGGTTATCAGCCATTTGTATTCCTTACTTTAAATAACCTTTTGTTTTCATAAAATTCATAACAGCTTCTCGTGATTTACCGGGGTTGGCTGCCATAAACTTCTGGATCATTGCTTCGTTTCCTGCTGGAGGCGTAGGAGCAGGAGCAGTAGGTTGTTGTTTTACTTTAGACGTAGGGGTAGAACCATAAGAAATTAAAGTATCTTTTTGATTCTGTAATGCTTTTCTGGTGTCTTCGTGTGCTTTCTTAAGATCAGTAAATGCAGCTTGAAGAGCTTCTTTATTCTTCCAAGTATTGTCATCTGCAATCTGATCCCTTGCACGTTGAGCGTCACCCTCAGTTTGAGTACCTTTAGCAAGCAATAACAAGTTGTTAGCTTCATTCAAAGCTGTACGTCTTGTTGCGTCAAAAGCTACACGATCTTTAGTATTAATACCAGCCCAAGCAGCAGCACCACGAGCGTAGTTTTGAATTAATCCAAGATCTAAATTACCGATAAGTGTACCAACTTCATCGATTTTAGATACAGAGCTTTCAAGTTTAGTTAGATCACGAGTAATCAAACCAACGTCCTTGACTAAGGACGCAGGTAAAGGCTTCTCTTCAACTTTAACACGCTCCAGTAAATCATAATTAGGAGAGCCTGTTTGAACACTGTCAAGGAACTTTTGAATAGACTCTGCAGTGAAATCTTTAGGAGAAATACGACCAATAGGCCCAGTAGTGGTCCCTGCTCGTCCCGGCTTATCTTTAAGATCGTTTAAATCCCCTGATTCAGCATATTTAGCCCAAGATTCCGCAGTATAGTTCTGAGGATTGAGTTTACCGACGCCAGCGGAAAGACTTTTGATTCTAGCCTGCTCTAACCCAAGTTTAGAAGCCTGCGCTTTCATATCCTGAGCCTTCTGAGCCACCTGCATAGCCATCTGAGGATCAGTCTGTTGTAAGTCAGCAGCAATTTTGTCTAAAGCTTCAGCAGTAGTAGTACCATACTTAGCGCCTAACTCACGGAGTTTAGAAGCCCTAGCCATAGCAGGGTCTTGAACATCTACACCAAAGAGAGTACCAAGACCTTGACCAACTGCTTGACCTGTCTTAGCGCCCATCATGTATAGACGCTGATTAGGTGTTAATTGAGCTTCCTGAAGGATACGAGCACGTTGAATGTCCTCAGGAGCAGCGAATAAACCTGCGATATCAGCCATAAATACTCCTTAGAGAAGACCTTTGATTAATTGGGCAATAGGATCAGACAGTGTAGATAAAGTACCTTGCAAGGCTGCCTGCTGTGCTTGCTGGCCTTGTAAGTACTGCTGTGCTGCCGCTTGTTGACTAGACGCAGCAGCGGAACCCAATGCTTGCCCTTGTGTAAGAGCACCCTGGCCCAGATTCTCAAGTGTTTGAGCATTCTGAACATACTGCTGATATGGAGACAAGGCAGCAGTCTGGAGACCATAACCAGCCTTAGACAAGTCAATAGCCCCTGTAAGTAAGCCCTGACCGAACTGAGTCTGAGCCATGCCTTGCTGTTGAGCCTGAGCAGCTAAATTAGCATCTTGCTGAGCCAGAGCATTATAGTAAGCAGCCATCTGAGGGTTAGTAGCTGCTAAACCAGGAGAACCAGCTCCAGTGTATCCTGTTGAAGTTGCACCGGTAGCTAAACCTGTACGGCCTTGCTGGAACTGTTGATTCTGAAGCTGAGCTAACTGCTGTTCACGGCCAGGGGCAAGTAAGTTCTGCTGTTGAGTCATCCAAGTCTGAGCAGCTTCTTGAGGAGTCTTAGCCAAATATTGTTGACCTAGCTGAAACAGACCTGCACCGGCTTGGTTGATAATTGGTTGATTACCCATAGCCTGTTGAGCCTGACCAAGACCTGTACCAGCCATGCCAAGCAAGCCTTCACGCATAGCTGCAACATCAGGAGCAACTTGGTAGCCAGCACCAGTCAACTGACCAGTAGAAGGATCATAGGTGAAGCCTGACTTACCGAATCGAGTAGTGACACCTACAGGACGGAACTGAGACATCTGAGCAGCAGTATTGGCTGCATTGGTTGCTTGGTTAGCTGCTGCCATAGTACCCGCAGCAGATACGCCCGCATTTAATAAATCTGTCCAATCAGCCATATTAGTATGTGCCTCCGTCCACGGTTGCTGTAAATGTTCCTGAAACTGTCAAGTTAGCTGCAGTAGCTGTTCCTGTTAGAGCAGTGTTATTTGAATCGGCTTTAGAAGAGATAGCAGAAGCAATGTTATCATATTCTGTGTTAATCTCAGTACCTTTGATAATCTTGGCAGGATTACCTGTTGTAAGCCCGTCCTTAACCGCAAAGTTGGTACTCTTGGTATAGTTACTCATCGTGTCTTCCCTGTTTTAACGTATACATCTAATTTCTGGATACTTAAAGGCTTAGCATTAATATCAGTCTCGAAACCTAACTGAATAACTTTACCTGTACCACCAATGTTAATAATCTTGTTATCAAACACTGTTCCGCCGTATTCAGCTAAGGCATATTCAGCAATGTTATATTCAGCCACTGAAGCATTAGACAATCCAAACTGTCTACTATTAAGAATGTCGCTATAATCGAATCCAAACTTCAATGAGACATTATAACCACCGCCACCTGTAACTGTTATGCCTACCTTCTTCATAATCTTAGTCACAGTAGCTTGACCAAAATCAAAATAATTAGTATAGTAACGCATACGGTAAGTATCGGTGTTGTCTTTGTATGTATCATACTTAGCGACATAACCTGCTTTACCAACATAAAGGTCTTTAGCTCGTGTGTAGCAGAATGCTTGAGGAACTAAACCATCCCATGTAGTAACTCGATTAGCACCATTTTGAAGCGTAGTTCGCATATCAAAACAGTACACAAGTTGACGACCAGGGAAAGATAATAGATAGAAAGCTTCTTTATCAGAATATACTGCTCTAATTCCTAAAGGATCTTCACCAACAGCTTCAGCAACTAAATCATCGCGCACATTGGCACTGATGTCTCGCATAGGAGCAGATTTCTCTTGAATAGTTCTCATGATAGATCGTACACCACTATCAGATAAGAACAATACATCTCCTCCTGTAACCACCACTGAATCTCTAGCAAGACATCCAACACCTGAAATAGCATCAGATAGTTTCATACTGTTAGGATCAGTAGCTCCAGAGTAGATTAGAATCTGCCTACGACCAAAGATAATCAAGAAGTTGTTATGAGCAGCTAAGGCCATAATCTCATCTGCACCATCAGGCCAAATCTGAGCTACATCTAAAGTACCTGATGTTCCTGTACTGAGAACATGTCCAGCTAACAAATCAGAGAACTGAACTGTGCTCTTCAACGTAGTATTATTAGCACTCCATGTACGACCATAAGCACTGATAACACAATTATTACTAGATACTGTACCCACATAACCGGTCTTCTCCGAGATACGCTTATAAGTGGTAGAGCTTGTAGCAGGATCAAATACTAAGGGCTCGTGTCCTGCTTGATAAAGGTACATACAACCATTCAGAGGAGCCATCTGCCAGTTACTACTAGTGATGGTCGGAGCAGTACCCCCACCTCCATAAGTCAACTCAGTTAATGTTGACCCTGATAATTTAAATAGTTTATTGTTGCCTGCTGCTACGATATATGAGTTACCTGATGTATCAATCAATTCTCCAATAGCTTTAACAACAGCTGTTCCTAAAGCACCAAGAGAAGAATGAGAAGGTGTCCATCCCTTACGGGCACCGATACGACCAAACTTATCAATCACACAGTTATTAGCTACAGTAGCGAATCCATTCTCTAAAGTAACTGAACTATCCTGTGTGTTTAACCCCATAAAGCCCGGAGCAGCAATAGATGTTGTTAGGAGCTTTGCAACCATGTCTATTAAACACTTTCCCAGACAACATCTTCAGCATAGCGATTACGCTCAATAGCGATTTCATCAGCCAAGGCTAAACGATATTGTTGATAGATTTCATTAAAGGTTGTTCCACCGTCTTCACCTCGTTCACCAATGGCTTTAGCATAAGCTAAAAGTTGAACTAAGTAATCAGGAACAATGAGAACATCGCCATTAGCAGACAAAGTAGCTTGAGGGATATTCAAATCAAAACGTAAGTTGTATACTTTATCAGGCTGAGGGAACACATCAACCTTAGTATCTCCATTAGAATCTACGCCATTAAAGTTGTAGTAGCTTGGAGAAGCATTCTGAACTGTTCCTAAATAATACTGTTTGTCTATCCAGTTAGCATCAGCTTGGCGAACTTCAAAGTTATCAGTATCGTTTAAGACTTGATGCAACCGGAAACGCTGTCCAGATCCTGTAATAGAGTAATTACGTTGACCAGCCACTGTAGAAACCACAATGGTTTGATTCAGAGCTTGCCACATAGTAGCATTCTCTACCTCTCTCTTAGCATCGTTGACAAATACACCGATTAAAGAACTATAAGGTGTATCATTAACTGAAGATACCTCATTCTCACGTAAACGTACAAGGACGTTATTAACAAGTTGTAAATAGGTTGAAGCCATCCTTATAATTCCTTAATCATATATACATTATAACAGATTTTTCTCTGTTTGTCAACACATCCTATTACTTTTTCTTAGATTTCTTTTTAGACTTACCAGCCTCTGATAAGGCAATAGCGATAGCCTGTTTACGATCAGTCACTACAGGACCGCCTTTACCAGAATGAAGAGTACCTTCTTTGAACTCTCCCATCACTTTTTCTTCTTTAGTCTTATGCTTCTTTTTAGTTGCCATTTTAAACTCCTAATGTAACAGGTTCAATGTAGTCAGGGGCTTTAGGAAGATTAACCATAGGAAATCCTTCTAAACTTGTAATATCACGTAAGGATTGACGATAAGTAGCCCAAGAAGTATCCAAAGAAACACCAGTTTCCATAGCTTTGATAACTCTCCAGTCTGATCGCTGAAGTTCTCTGTCACGCTCTGAGCGTAACTGGGCAGCCTTACTATTGGTATCTGCCTGCACTTCATCTTGTGTCTTATCTTCAACTTGAACAGTGAATACAGAGTTACCTTCAATGTAAGCAGCACAAGGAACAAGTTTCTGAGTATTCCTATCATGTGCTTTAAAGACACTAATCTGTTTACAGTTATTCTCTTCTAAGAATGAACTAGAAGGTCCGTTAGCTGGGAAAGAAGTGTTAGGGAAAAGCTCACGGTAGTCGCCTACTGTGATGCTTCCATTATCAATTTTTGCAATAAGCATATTATCTCCTTATTGATCTGCTAAAGCTGAAGTAGGCGGCGTGAAGTTGGCTGTGTATCGGGCGTAGCCTTTGGTGATCCGCAGATCGTCCATGTACCCGGTCAGATAGTTAGCGGAAGATCCACTCACAGATACCGATGATCCAATTACTGCGTTTCCATCAGTGAGGTTTGCGCTACTACTGTATGTCGCCACACTTGTTCCGTTCAGATACAAAGTCCAAGTGCTGCCGTTACGCACAAGCGCCACATGCGACCACGCATTCGTTGCAACGGTTCCGCCAGAAGTGATCGTTGCGGCGGTGTACAGCATCAACGTGTTGCCGGTGTACATTCCGAAGAAGAACCCTCCACTCGAAGCGTCACTCAAGCGGCAATCAAAGATGCTCTGAAGGCCCGACACGGTTGGATATACCCATGCTTCAACCGTGAAATTGCCTGTTCCAAATGCTGTTGTGTAATTGTTTGGCGCTCTGTAAAGTCCATCACCACTCCCATCAAACGCCAAACTTCCTGTTCCATACTTCTTCACGCTGGTGCTGATCTGAGCGTTGCCGACCGTTTCAAGGTCGTTCATCATCGCGTTGTCGTAGATCGCGCCGTTGGTGCAACTCAGCAAAAACTTGGTGTTGGTTACTGCTGTCAATGGAGCGCTCGGCGGCGTGAAGTTACCGGAGTAAACCATCGAGCCGACAACGATGCGAGCGTTGGTGATATATCCGGCGGCGCACTGCGTAAACTGATCAGCCGCCACGTAGAAGTTGGTGTATCCGTAGTTGTAGGAACTTGACGCGGTGCCAATCGACACGCCATTCAGGTACATGGTCAACGTCGATCCGTTGCCTGTGACCGCGATGTGGTTCCATGCGTTAGGAACGACGCTGGCGGAACCCGTGAACACGGTCGCGTTTGCGGAGTACCAACTGATTTGCGGAAATCCACCGCCGCCTCGGATGAACAGAAGCCATGCGTTTGAGGACGCCATGTCGTTCGTGCCCAGCAGCGTCATATTGCTTGCCGCCGATGTCACTGTCGGGTAGTACCAGCATTCGACGGTGAAACTGTTCGACCCAATGGCGGTCCCGGTCCAAGTCAGATAATCCCCACTCCCATCAAAGTACCCACTGCCACCAATCGTTGCAGTGCTGTATGCAGCAGAGGGCGCAAACGGGCTGAAGCGTTGGACGCTGGGAGAGCCGCCAATCGTGGCCGAATAGTTATTGGCGCTGTTATCCTTGAACCGATTTGATTGACAAGTTAGAAGCGATGTGCCAGAAATTGCAGTCAGCGGTAAAGTTGGTGGAGTAAATGTTGACGTGTAGACAGCTGTGCCAACCACCATCCGAGCGTTCGAGATGTAGCAGTTGTTCCCCGCTGTTGAACCGCCGTACCCTTGATTGACTTGGAATGGCGAACTGTTAAATGCCTTTCCGGAATAAGAACCAGTTGCCTTTGACACGCCGTTGACGTAGATCGTCAACGACGATGCATTCGACACCACCGCAATGTGCTGCCACGAATTTGTGATTACCGCACCGGCAGAAGATATGGCAAGGTTGCTGTTCGAGTAAAAACGGATTGTTCCGTCCGCATCAGTCCAAATCAGCCAGCAACCTGTGTTGTCAGCAGTTCCTTGTGAAAACAGTGTCCTTGCTGCACCAAGGTCCGTGAAATAGAACCAACCTTCAATCGTCCACGTACCAGTGCCTGTTGCGGGGCCGGAGAACTGCAAGTAGTCGCTAGTGGTAAAGTAATTTGACCAGTTGCTGCCATACGGCGAGAACGAACCCTGCGTCGTGTTGCCGTTGCGTGTGATGCTGAAGGCGTTGGCGGACGAGTCAAGGAACGTGTTGTTCTGACCGCCGTTCGTCCCGTCTCCGTGCAGCAGCATGGTGACGTAGTTGAACTGGGGGTCAGTAGGAGCAGCGCCGGATACAGATAAAAATTTATTACTTAACATTTATTAGTATTTCCCGTAGAGAGTTGTACCAACTTTCCACAGAACAACCCAAGTATATCCAGTAGTGGCTAATGTCGGAGCAGCAGCAGACTGTGTAGCCCATGTCATAGTAGGCCATGTCACAGAATAAGCTGTACCATCATCAATGCCTAAGATCATAGATTGACCTGCGGAGAGGCTATCGGTTAATGTTGTATTAGCTGATAATGTTTTTACTTGAATAGTTCCATTAGCTACATCTAAAGCAGTTCCTGTTAATGTATAAACAGTTTCTGTATAAGAAGAACCAAATTTAACATCTCCAGCAAAGTAATTTGCAGCAGTTCCGCCAGCGTAGAAGTTCCAGCGACCTGTTCCAGAAGCAATATTGCTGTAGAAGCCGAAGTTGTTGGTTGCGCCTGTAAGCGAGCTGGCTACGTTAAAACCATACTGATTGGTTACAGCAGCGCCACCCGAAAAAGCCGCAGATGATGCCCTGTAATGCGTCAAGCTGCTTGCGGTAAACGTAGTCGCCTGCAAGTTGGCATACGTATCAAAATAGATTGGCGTTCCTGTTGCATCCGACTGAATTGTTTGTTGGTTCAGAACAACTTGAGGTGCTGTGCCTAAAGTCTGCGAACCTGCAATCACAAATCTTTGAGATGCACTTGGAGTACCACCAATACCAACAGTTCCAGAGTTGGTGATTCGCATCCGCTCAGTCGGACTTGCTGCGCCATCAGCAGTGGTGGAGAATACCAAGCGTCCGGGCATGTCGTTGGTGCCGGGAGTGCCGTCTACAGCAGCCTTAATTGACGCCGCTTCAATGAATGCAGTTCCGTCAGAACCAGCAAATCTCAAATCAGCAACGTTATCTCCAGATTGAACAACCGTCTGTGTGCCAATGGTTCCGCTGCGTGATTTAGCAAACCATGTGATTTGTGAATTTGCACTGGCCTCCCAAGACGCTCCGCCGAAACCACCATCAAAAACAGATGTAGTGTGCGCTTGATATTTTGGAGTTACGCTGGATACTGAATAAGGAGCAGTCGTTCCAGCTACCACACGACCATTGGCATCCACCACAAACGGAGTCGAATCCGGGTTCGCAGAGTCCTCCACCAGCAGCGCATTGCCTGCGCCTACCTGCGTGATGCGAAGAGCATCAGTTGATGTATTAGCACTAATCGTTTGACTATTAGTAAACGTATTAGCAGAAGCTAAAGCAGCATATCCAGCACCAGATACATAAGCAGCTACCCAAGCAGAGCCTGTGTAGAGCTTCATGATTCCATCAACACTATTGAAGTATAAAGCCCCTGCAACAAGGGCATTACCATCATTATCTAGTGTGGGATCACTAGTTTTAGTACCTAAGTAACGATCATCAAAACTATCATAAGCTGCTAAAGTAGCATCACGGGCAGACTCAGCGGCTGTCTGAGCATTAGCTGCGTTAGTTGCAGATGTGGAAGCACTGGATGCTGAAGTAGATGCGCTAGAAGCACTGGAGGCTGCTGCTTGAGCATGATATTTAGCTGAATATTCGCCTCCAGCGACTGTTCCTGAAGTCTTAGTAGCCCAATCATTAGCTAAGGCAGCACTGGCAGCAGCTGCGGCAGCATTAGCAGCCCCTGTACTGATTAAGCCATCGACATAGCCTTTAGTGGACACATCAGACGAAGCAGAGGGAGTACCCATGCCTGTGATTGTACCGCCTGTAATGGCAACTGCAGAAGCTTCTTGATTACCTAAAGAGCCTACAACTTTAACAATAGATCCGCCACTGTCTTTAGTGTATAATTTTTTATCTGTTACGTTAACAGCTAACTCGCCTTTTACAAGGTCTCCAGCAGCCGGAACTGCGGAAGCTGTAGAACTATTCTTGGTAATAATAGTGCTCATTTACTTTGTCTTTCCATCAATTAAATAGATGCTGCTAATTGTTTTAAATAGTTCCAATCAGTATTAGTCTGAGAACCTACAGAGGCTTCAACTAAACTTCTAATCTGATCGTCACTCAATCCCTGACTAACCAATGTGTTATATTCTTGTGCTTTAACTAAAGGATCTGTAGAAGCACTTACAGTTTGTAATTGAGCAGCATTCTGAAGATACTGCCAATCTTGAGGTGTCTGCACACCCATCTGAGTTTCTACAATGTTTCTAATAGCAGGATCAGTTAAACCTGCTGTCATTAAATCATTATATGTTTTAGCTTTGTCCGCAACAGATAAGCCTTGAACTTGCTGTGTAGCTTCAGGTGTAAAAGTTCCCATACGAAGCATTGCAGAAGCTGTTGAAGGCGTTAAAGGAGTTGCCGAAGGCTGTGTAAGACCAGCTCCATACCAATCAGCAAGATTAGATACGACATCAGCAGGTTGACCAGGTAAGTACTTATTATAGTATTGTTGCAACTGACTGTAATAGTCAGGAGTATAGCTTAAAGGCTGTGAAGTAGGTGCAGAAGTTCCTGTTGAAATTCCACTAGGAGAAACTGCATTACTAACAGCATTAGCGCCACCGAGTAAGCCAGCAACAGAGATACCTGCCTTAGCTAAGTTAGCAATCTGAGAGGCAGATAATCCAGATAAAGCACCTGTTTCTGCTGTTGTTCCAGCGGCTCCGGCAGCACCTAAACCATCACCAAAAGCACCTAAAGCCCCCATACCTGCAAGACCAGCAGCCAAGACACCTAACTGCTGTGCATTAGGCATGTTACTCATATCATAGTATGATGCTACCCATTCACCTTTAGGATTCTTTGTAAGAGTACCCTCAGCGCCTAAGTAACCACCTAAAAGACCAATATCTGTGCCTGTCTTAGTGTTATAATACTGAGGCAGTGTGTATGTCTCATTAGTGGCTTCATTTTGCTGAGTGACATTACGTACACCAATATCAGCAGGGTTTTGGATACCCCATCGTTGAAGTAGTTCCTGTGTTAAAGGATTCTCAATATACTGGTCTGCCATTTTAGTTAGCCTTTACGAATAAGTTCAAAAGTACAAATTGTTGAAAAAGTACTTCCAGTTTCACTTTGCATCATGACTGTATCTCCTTCTTCAAGGACAACATAGGCTCCGCCATCCATCCTAACATATTCTTTGGCATTGATGGTATTGTTCCAGACATAAATATCAGTAGAAGCACTAGCATCATGCCAATAAACAGAAATAGTTTTTGTAGATCCTGTACCGTTAAAAAGATACATTAAATTCCATTTAGCATAATATCCAGTAGGAACAGTGTATACAGTAGTCAATACTCCAGAACTAAGATTGAGACCTACTGATATTTCTCTCATGTTTATTCTTCCTCTACGGAACCAAGTTCCTCTACTATCTTCTTAGGACGGCCAATTTTAGGAGCTATGCTCTCTTGTTCAACTACTTCAATGTAATCAGGATGTTTACGCATTGCTTGAATGTCGTGCTCATGCTCAAACTCATAAATATTACCAGAACTAGTACACTTAAATTTAATCATTATATTCTCCTTTTGAGGTACACTAAATTAATGTATCTTAAAAGAAGACCCCCGGAGGGGCCCTCTTAAGTTACATTAGGCCGGAACAGCCAGAGCAACAGCAGCGCCATCACGCAGCTCACCAGCACCATACAGAACGTCAGCAGTGAACAGAGTACCGAGGTATTCTTGTTTGTACTGAGTCTGGGTACGGACACCCATCTGCTCGACCAGCACTGCGAAGTCTTTATGGCCCATCAGGCAGATACGAGTAGCGGTAGAACCGGAGGTGGTGTCGGCATTAGAGGTCACGAACACGGGGATGCCGTACACGTTACCAATTTCACCGTTACGAATCGTATTACCAGCGCCGGACTCACCCACGAAGGCTTGCTCAGTAAAACGAGCGATGCCCATCAGAGTGTTACGAGTGCTCGGAGGAACGATCAGGAAACGACCATCCATCGGAACATCGTTGTCATCCAGACGTTGGATAGAACGACGGATAGCAGCGTCAGTCAGAGCGCCAGTACCGGTGTTGGCAGCAGCCACATAAGCGGTAGTGCCGTCAGCACCAGACAAAGCACCAGAGTAAGCAGAAGTACCGCCGCCACCGTTAACGCCACGACCCAGTTGGATCAGGCTGGTGTCAACTTGACGAGCCAGAGCGTAGCCAGCGTCATCAGTGTAGAACTGACGCAGCGAAGCCAGAGCCTGAGCTTCAACGATGTCTTCGATCAGTCGGCTATATTCCCAGTGCTGGTCGATAGCAACAGTCTTCTCGCCTTCAGTAGCGGCGATCAGAGTCACTTGGGTGTTAGCAGACTTAGCAGAAGCAGAGCCACGGTTCGGAGCAGGAACGTGAACAGTGTCACCTTTCTTGCCCTTGAAGCTCATCTTTTTGAACAGATTAGCTGCAACGAGGTTTTTCTTATAAGAGGCAACAATCTCATCACTCCAAACTTCGGGAATGAACGTTGCTGCGGTGGTCACTGTGACCTGATTAGTACCTAAAGCCATTTTTAAATCTCCTGTAGATTGAAAATAAAATATTTAATTAACGAACTCGACCCTCTGCGTATGCTGCCATAATTTCATCTTGTAAAGCATCATAACGAGCAGGATCATTCATACGTAGCCGGATAAGGTCGGCACGGCGATAAACTTTCTTAGATGATTCCCCAGTTCCACCAACATCAACAGAAGCAGCTTTTAAGTTTTGCTTAAGAGTTTGCTTACCAACTTCTTGTGTTTGTGTTGTTTTTGCTGTGCGGAGCTGCTTAAAAGTAGATAACAGTTCATCTGCTGAATTAAAATCATATTGAGCGTTAGCAACAGCAAACATATTTAAACGGATAGGCGAAGCCTTGACCCATTCAATAAATTCACCGTCCTGAACAACTTGAGCATAATCAGGATGCTTAGTAGCTAATTGCTGCTGCGTTTGCATAGCTTTTAACTGCTGTGCTGCCTGCTTTGCTGCAAGTACATCGGGATGAGCTGCTACAGCCTTTTGAACCGCTGTCTTGGGATCTTCGAAAAAGTCGATCTCTTGTGTTTCTTGTACTTCTTGTGGTTGACCTTTATTCTTGTTTCCATTGGAGAGTTGCTGTTTCAGTAGTTCATCTGCTAACTTTCGAACTTCACCTACCTCTTGTGCCTGTCTACCAATAAGCTTTTCAGCCTCTTGGTGCATCTTCACAATGTCTTCCAGGGTTTTACCTTTGTATTTCTCAGGAACCACTGAAGCTTGAGTATCTGTTACACTACCAGAATCAACTTCATTAGTTGATCCTTGATCTTGTTGTTCTAAGCTTGCAAAATCACCAGATTGATCCAGTTCTTCATTGTCAATTAAAGCCATACCTAACCTTTCCCTGTCCACGTAGGATTACAGGATATAAATAGAATTTAAAAATAAATTCAGATACGTTCCGTTTAGGAATTACGTTTCTGTTCTTGTTTGAGCTTATCAGCTCGTACCCTTGCCCACTTCTCATAAGCGTCTGGAAAAGCTCCAGTGAAGCCTTCCAGTTTTACTTGAGGAGAGGAGACAAGTTTGATAGCTTCCTTACCACACTCAGGACAAGCAATTGTCCCAACTTCGCTATCAACTAAACGCTCAGTCACATGTCCGTCAGTGCATTGGAAATCAAACATCAGTTTCATCTGTGTCTAACTCCTCATAAACTTTTTCACATGTGTCTTTGCGCTTTAAAACCAAGTCCAAAATATCCAGTTGACCTTTACGGAAAAATAAATCTTGTGTGTCCGTAGTCAATGTAATATCGTTGATACTTGCCTTTAACCTTGTAAAGTCTTCAATGATGTCAGCCCATCCTGGAGTAGCCATCATTGAAAACTGATTATCATAATATTGTTGTAAATCAGGAGCCATATAGGTTATTCCTTTCTATCAATGTTTATTTCAAAAGTTTTGCTCGTGTCTGTAACGAAGCAATACGCTCATTACTACGAATATCTTCTTGTTTAAGAGCTAACTCAGTCATCTTCACTCGACGGGCAAAGTCTTTACTCTCATTATCCTCATTAAGGTTATTAGTGAGAGCAGAAATTACCTTAGCTTGAGCAAGTTGAGGTGTAACTTGAGCTTCAATGGAAGCTTTCTGAGCTTCTGCTTGTTGTTTCTGAGCCTTAGACTGTTTATCCATCAAATCAGCCTGTGCAAGAGCCATCTGCATTTGTTGAGCCTGCATAGCTGCTTGTTGCTGCTGTGGATCAGGCATAGACATCTGCTCAAGAGCCTGCATAAGCTCACCACGATTAGACAACGAGCTATTCTGTAAGATTCCCTTGAGAATCAGAGGCAGGACAGGTGTATTTGGGCCTAAAGTTTGTAAAAGACCAATCAACTGTTGTTGTTCGAACTCCCTTGCAAGCACACCAAGAGTAGCTGTAGGGACAAAATTCATGTCAACAGAGGGATAACGCTCAGGGTCAAACTGCATATAGCGGTAAGCAACCTTCTTAATGAACGGAATCATGAAATCTTCTTGGAAATTCGTTAAAGTACGCTTGTACTTCTTGATAATTCCAGCCATAGCCATCGACATACCACCTGCAGTAGCGTCACGAGGTACATTAGAAGGCATTCCAGCACTATCTACCGTACCTGTAGCTTGTAAGAGCATCCTTTCAAAGTTCTGAGCAGTAGCAGCGGCTGTGCCGTCTGTCTGTCCAAAGTGGAAAGGATAGAGAATTTCACTTGGAGCGCCGTTAACAAGGATTGCTTTGCCAGGTTTGATCTCAAACTTAGCACCACGAGGAAGCCTTGTAGCGTCCATAGCAACCATTGGGGCTGTAGTGAGTGCGAGAGAGTCCAAATGTGCCCGTAACTGAGCATCAATGGCCTTCTGCATGTTGTAACCCTTCTCAGCAGTACCACGACCAAAGAAACGGCCAGGGACTGTATCATCCTGATAAGCGATAACAGGACGATCCTTCATCATGTAAGGATTCTCTTCAGCCTTCAGAAGCATGTTGTCGTTAGCAATAACGATAATAGCTTCCACTAAGTTGCAGTAATCATCTGCTTCAGAGCCTTCAGGGAAGATCTCTTCGTATTCAACTTCTTCACCGTCCGTTAGGTACTCACGGGGCACTAAGCCATAATAAGTAACTAACTTGACTTTATCATCTTGATACTGAGAAACTTCTTGAGTAGGCTCTAAAGATTGATCTTCATAGGTGGAACCAATGTCAACCTTCTTGTAGATACCTTTTTCGATACCTTCAACGATCTTGTGGATAGAGACATACTTCTCAATAGCCACGCCCATAGCATCTTCAATAGAGTCAGCATTAGGGTCAATAAGGAAGTTCTTAGGATTAACAGGCTTGAGTTTGATAGCTACCCGATCAACTTCCTCAACACCGATAGCGGCTGCATTGGCAACCCCTGGAATAGCTTGAGTAGCTGGTTTGTATTCTTTCTCAGTCTTGACAACGATCTCACCGATACCTGTACCATAGATTTCAGCCATCAGTTCAATCTGATCTACAGCTTTCTTGATCTTGTCCTTCTTGAAGTCTTCCATCAACTGAGCACGGAGAGCTTCAATGTCTAAAGGAGTACCGTTAACATCCTTGATGTCATCTTCAATGTCAAAGAAGTCCCCTTGACCGAAGATAGCTTCCATGATCTCAGCATGTCGAGTCTCAATAGCCTGCTGAGTGGCAGGGGAGATAATACGACTACGTTCAGATTCACGGGTCTTGTCTTGAGGGTCCCATACACCACGGAAGATACGTTCATACTCTTGCCAGCTATCCATGAAGTTAGCATCACGCCAATCACGCCACCGCTGAATATGCTGAACGACAAAGGATGTTAATTCCTTCTCAGCTTCTGTAGGCTCCTCAAATTTGGAGTCTTTATATTCTTCTTCAGCCATTTTATTCCTTTGTAGAATCCATTAAAGGATCATCAAACTCTTCGAAATCAAATCCAGATTCTTTTAAAGCTTTAGCTTGTTTGATTGCTTCATATTTAACATCATCAATAGGACCACCAAGTTCCTGTGAATCGCAAGTACGTAATGGACTGCAAGTGATCTCATATAAATTACAGTAAGCTACTGGTTTAGATTCAATATCAACGATAGAAGGATCTACCATTGAAGTTTTGAATGTTTTGGCTTGTCCTGAGTCGATACACTTCTTAATCTTGGTTGTCTCAATGTAATGTTCACAGTTAGCACAAAGCCTACCACGAGCATCTCCTTCAGCAACATCCCACTTAGAAGCTTTATCTTTCCAGAATTCATTGTTAGGCTTACGAGGATCAGCAGGCCCAAGACCGTGTTCCTTGATAGTCTTAACATGATTCTTTATATTAAGTTTATTATTTTGTAACGGTAATGGGCAATAGTCCATATTAATATCCACTTATAGGATCGAGGACTTCATATTCATCCTCTTCATAATCTTGTTGATAAGATGTGACAGCTAATTGATCTATGTAAGACAAAGAGTCAACCAAGTCATCGTGAACACCAGCAGTAGGGAACATGATAAGTTGGTCTTTAAATTCATCCCAATCTTCATCTTCATTAAAGCTAATGCGACCATGCTCTAAACGACCTTGTAAGCTCCAGACAATACGATCAGCTTTCTTACGATTACCGTGCGTCAGTGTATGGATATGTGCATAAATATTGTTCTTACGCATCAGATCATTCAAATAAGGTTCTACTGCATTCTTAAGAGCACCTCGTTCAATACCAACAGCAATAGGTTGATAATCACGGATAATCTTTAGGATATTGACAGCAGTCTCTTTAATGTCCCAGCGACCGTGATAGATTTTATCTACCCACCAGTTACCATTGTCTTCTACTTTGACAACTGAGATAGCTGTTTCATCTAGACGTTTCTTTGAAGCATTGGCATTCTTAGCCACTTCTTCAAAACCAGCCAAGTCAATAGCTACCACGTATTCACCGTACTTAGGCTCTGAAGATTTTTTAAACCATTCTTCCTTAAAGACATCAGCACCTGAAGTATCGAAGCTAGACAGATATTCCTGCTTGAATGCAAAGGAGCTTAGAGTCCTCTTAGCAGCTTCAATTTCCTTAGGATCAATAGTCTCGTTATCAGAGGTAGTGAAGTGCCAAGCTTTCCACTCCTCATCCTCTTCAGTCTGTCCTAGCTTGAACGTATCGTAGAACCAGTTACGACCTGAAGGAGTTGAGATGAATAAGGCTCTGCCTTTCTTGTCAGACAGAGCAGCACGTAAGATCTTCTCCCATACGTCCTGCTTAATGAAGGCTACTTCGTCCATAACTAAATAGGTTAAAGACACACCTCGTAAGGAGTCAGGATTGTCAGCACCACGTACAAGGATCTTCCTACCGTTGATTAAGGTAATCTCTAGGTTGTTAACGTGGGAAGATTTGATGATAGGTCTACCTAGCTCATGCAGGAGATCCCAGATAATAGTTCTAGCTTGTCCCAATGTAGGTGCTACGTACATGACGCTAGAGCCATCAGGACAGTTAAGACCTTCAATCAGCAGTGTGACAGCAGACAATCTGGACTTACCACAACGACGACCAGCAGCTACTACCTTAAAGCGATGGGTATCCTTGAATACCTCTTGTTGCCATTTAAGGAGTTTAAAATCAAGAGTTGTCATCTTCTGAGTACTCCTTGACTTCAACATCTGTTACATCGTATACCTGCTCTGTAGCCTCTACCGTAGGATTAGACAAACCAGAGATATTGATACTGATCTGTGGGGTAGATCCTGAGTTCTTAGACTGGTCAAAGGCTGATACAGGAACAATACGATCAGCTACTAACTTCCAAGCAGCAGCTTGATGAGGATGTTTATCATTTAAGGCAGCATTGAGGATAGTCTCTAAGACCTTAGCTGACTTAGGACTTGCAAGCATCCTAGCTTTGTATTCATTGATAATAGATGCATCACCCTTAGGTCTACCTACTGCATTCCTATTACCTGCCTTGACTGTCTCAATGTCAGTCTTCTTAGGTCTACCTTTTTTGTTACCTGATGGTTTAGTCATTACGTCTTTGTCCTTTTACGGAGACTTTAGAGTCTTTACGATGCTTAGAAGCATCTTAGAAACACCTAAGTACAGGAATCTAAGTTAAATATACTCTTAATGTTATACTTAAATTAGTTCCCTTACCAAGGTGTACGTTTTAGGTTACTAAGAAGTGGGGTCAGGCTTCTTAGGAACTTTATAGTTTTAACTTGAGTTCCTGACTAGTTACTGTCTAAATTTAACTAGTACATATATTATACCACATTTTTAGTCTTTTGTCAAGTGTTTTCTTCATCTTTTTTTATTTTTTTACTTTTATGTGATCTACATCACACTTTTATGTACTTTAAAGTTCCCCTTTCAGGGTGTACAGATTGTCCTCCAGAGTCTATATAGTTATATTTTATAATTATCTTATCTGACAAGGACTTACTTGTTTCCTATACAGTGCACTATCTTGGTGCTATATTTCCTTATTTTACTCTTTTGTGTGCTTTAGAGGCTCCCACAAAAGTTAAACACTAACGCCCACCCCTCCCCCCATGACTTTGTAGGCTAAGAAGTTACTAAGCAGTCATAATTATACTATACAGTCTAGTCAGCTACTAGTCAGGTTAGATAGTAAGTGTACTTATGAGTTGTAGTTATACTACATAGTTACATTGTAGACTCTGTAGTTATGTTACAGAATCTGCAGTGTGAAGGACAATGTAGGACCCTATAAAGTGACTAAACAGTCTATAACGACACCTTACAAGAAACTGTAATACCAAGCGAAGCGTTTATCCAGTAATACTGTATGCCATGTAAAGAATTGTAAAGTTGGAGTATTCCAACGTAAAGTAACTTGACAGTGCCAATGACTGTGCTATAGTACATGCATGGCTAGCGATTGTGCTGGCCTACACAAGGAAACTATCATGACAATCGAGCGAACATTCCAAGGTGCATATCGTATCAGTGCTATCGTTAACGGCTATCTTGTATCCAAGCAATACATGGGATACACTCGTAAAGAATCTGTCCAAGCATTCAAAGAATTTATCAAGAATCAAGGGTAAACACCTATTGTTTGGCCTTTAAAGGCTCTTACAATCAACACATCAACAACTCATTGGAGATAATCATCATGCAAACTCAAACTGATAATCTGACACATGTGAGTGAAGGTTTCTTGCAGGGTTGGATTAAAGAGGAAGACATTCAAGCATTAGAACAAGGAAAGCAAGTATTTAAATGCACACCATATAATGGAACAGAGACTGGGGGTAGAGTCTTGAAGATTGTGAAAGGTGGCAAACACTATGCAACAATCCAAGTGATTCAATAAAAGGTGATAGTATGTCAAAAATTGATATTTATCTGCAACCAGGGGCAGTTATTCCGGTCACCATAGAATCGGTACGGCAGTTGCACGCAAACGCTCAATATTACCGTGATGAATACATGGATTTATTAGAGATAGTTCAAGCAGCAATTAAATCAAAGGACTGGATTGTAGATGGTGCTTGTGATCCTGATAGGCACCTTCAAAACTTTAGAAAACAATCTAAAGTATTATGGTAAACACCATGTCCGAAAAAACTAAATCTGTACTGTACTTTGTCGGAACCCTGCTATGCTTTGCAGGTTGGGGTGTCTTGCTTGCTCTTGGCATGTGAACACTGGGGGTGTAATCATGTTTAAGATTGTAGAGAAGCGTAACCATCTGGCCATTCATTGTCTTTGCGATACTTTAGAGAGTGCTAAGAAATGGATTGCTGTCAATGCTGTTGAATATTGCCGTAAAGGTTATTTTATGGATAAGACACTGACACCGGATGATTTTAAAATAGTGTCGCATAAGTGACAGCTTAGATTACTACAGTGTGACAGACTGTAGTGACCTACACTGTGTAGGGTAGCTTGATCGGCTGATAGATCACATTCAAGGAATCATTATCATGAGCAACACTTACAATGGCTGGACTAATCGTGCCACATGGTTGGTTAGTGTCTGGTTTAATCCTGAGTCTCTTTCTGACGTTGAGGCTGCACGGTATGCTATCGAAGAAGCCGAGGATTCACTGCCTGATTTCATGAAAGATTTCTTGTGCACTGATGAGATCAACTGGGATGAGCTAGAAGAACATTTTAACGAAGAAGAAGAAGAAGAATCAGAGGAGGCATGATATGTATACAGTCCAATTCATATCATCAGGCATTGTTGCAGCTAGGTTCCAGGATAGAGCTTCTGCTGTATATTGGCTGGATTGTAACAATTATGGTGAGGATAAGCCCATTGTAGACCCTGACACTGGCGAAGTTACAGGGTATGATGTTGGAGATTGTCTTAATCTGTTCAAAATTGTTAAGGAGAAAACATGCTAGTATGGCCTTTCCCATCTAAACTACCGCCTGAGCCTGTCAACGGTAAGCCTATCCCTTTCAACCCTGACAACATTGAGGATGCTTTATTGTGAAAAGTACAATCTACACCATTGAAGATGATGCACTAGGGATTACCCTAACTATTGAGGCTGAACTATGTGATTTTGAGGATGGTGATCCTCCAGAGATTGTTATCAATGATATTTCACATGGTGATAAATACATCAATCATTGGCCTTTGTCTGAAAAATACTTTAGTCGCTTGAGGGACAGGATATTTCAGGAATGGTGTATTGAAGGAGTCAAACATCATGCGTGAACAGTTAAAATTTACTGGTTTGCTAGGGTTTATTGTGATCTGCTACATCATTGGAGGATACATTGACTCATAGAAGCCTCAGGAAAGCCCTTAAACGGCCTTTTAAGGCGATATTTTCAACAAGTAATACCTGCACTAGGGTAAAGGACTAAAATGCGTTGTAGCTGCTGTAATCATAGACTGTCAGATTATGAAACAACCTTGAAACATGCCATCACAGGGGTGTATCTGGACACATGTTTGGATTGCTTGTCTGAGATTGCACATGAGGTTCCCATGCCAGTTAAGGGTAGGAAAGACCTTATTGCTAACATGGATATCCCTCAAGAACTTGACAAGGATGAGGGCACACTATATAATAACTATAGAGATAACTTAGAAGATGACTAAGACATTAAACATAGATGTTATATCTTAAAATATACATCTTATAGTAATACATATATAAAGTATCTTTAAAAGACGCTTATAAACGTTAAAGTAGGCTTTATAGTATAGTAAAATTCATTAACTTTGTTTAAATGGTGACATCATGACTGAACAAGAATACTTTGTCTTTAATGAAGAATCTCATTACTATTGGGTTTTGTCTGATCTGTGTGATCTTATCCGTGAGCATGGATACACTAAGGTTATGAAAGATATAGAAGGTATGTTGACAACTGAAGACCTTGAAGTCACAGTTATGAACACCTTGGAATAAGGGAACTCATATAATGATTGTGTCTATCATTGTGTTTGTCTTAACATTGGTAAAGGTTAGTCTAAAATGAGTAATAAGATACTCTTTGATACAGTTCTGAATGACTGTAATATAACTTTAGAGTTCTATTGGGACGGAGATGAACCTGATTGGGATTCTATGGATGTTATCGCTCTATTGCCTGGAGTATGTGAACCTGAATCTAAGTATTGGGTTAAGATCAATGATATTCTTTCAGACAATGACTGGAATAAACTAGAATCTGAAATTTATTTCAATGAAGATGAACTTAGGAAACAAGTTAGGGAATTGGAGTGACTACTATGATGAGCAATAATGAACAACTTATAGCCGCAGCGCAGCAGGCGCTGGAGGCGTTGGAGTCGTTTAGCCCACACAACGGTGTGTTCTGGAGGAACTTGCATAAGGAGGATGGTGAAATTGCCAACGCCATCACCACCCTCCGCACCGCCATCGAAGCCGCTGAGAAGCAACAAGCCCTCGACAAGAAGGCAGAGAATGCACGGGAACTCGGGCTGGACTATGAGCCGGGGACTTGCAATGGAATGCCAGCTTACGAAGGCCCGTTATCCGCAGCACAGCGACCTTCACCCACAGCACCTGTGCAGGAGCCGCCTTTCAAATTTCGTAGGTTCGTTGCTGGAAGCGAACGCGCTGAAGATGTTGTCATCGAGCGCGAGACGACGATTGAGGCCGCAGCTCGCAAGGCAATGAAAATTTGCCCGCCCGCGCCGATGACTGTGCTGGTGTACGCCCCACCCGCAGCACCTAGCGTGGCTACGCCACTGGTGCAGGAGCCTGTGGCGTGGCGGTACAACGGAATTCTTCACGAGTTTGATCCAAGCGATTGGGCTGAAGGCCCAGTAACACCCCTCTACACCACCCCACCCGGAGGACGTCAGTCCGAGGACTGCCTTACCGCAGCACAGCGGCCCGTGGCGGAGCCACATAAATGGGTGAATCTGACGGATGAGGAAATTGACAAAACCCATGAAACACAGGTTTGGGATACGCGGCGAAGTTATGCCCGCGCCATCGAAGCCCTCTCTCGTGAACGCAATGGGGGTTGATATGCACAAAATTTCTTGGAACGCTTTTCTTGCGTCAATGCAAGAAGTTGGACACCGCGATTACATCGAAACCGACTTGGATAACTACGCCAATGTCATGCGGACAGTGAATACACCAAAAAGTCGCAGACCAAAGGAACTTGCTGGCAAGGAGTTCACCACACAGTTGTTCACAGCAGTTGGGTCAAAAGCTGGCGATGTCCGTTATCTTGTTTGCATTG